TACTCTCAAACGGAGCATTTTTTAAAGTATCACTCACTTTAGAAAAGTCAGTTATTCCATCTTTGGTAAATTTTTCTATTACACCACGGATTAGATTGGTTTCTAGCGCTTCTTGTTCGCTACTGCTTAATCTAGCTGTAAGAGCTTTTAAATCTAAGCCATTTTCCGCATTAAGAGCTTTTAAGAGTGAGTTTGTTATATCGCCACTACTCTTTAGCTCGCCCATAACATCATGATAAATTTTAGAGTTTTGAAGTTCTTTAAAAAGAGCATATTCGCTCCTTGCTTGTTTTAAAACATCTTTTGCTTTTTGGCTAAGCGCTGGGTTATTAAAGGCTTGCTCGGCGACATTGTCTATTGCATTATCTACTGCTTCTATCATCTTGCCAAGTGTTTTTTTGGTACCTGCTGTGATAGCATCAGGAGCAGTTAGCCTTGCCATATCAGCACTTAGCACATTTCTTACTTCGTTAAGCCCTTTAAAACCTTTGGTATTCCCTAATAACTCTAATGTACTATCTCTATATCCTGCTGGCAATCTTAATGCCTGAGTGCCAAGTTCATGCTTAGCTTGCAGTAAATTTGCGCTTGCTTCTTTGCCTACAAAAGCATCATCAAGAGCGTTTATCACCTCGCCAAAATTATCTTTTGTGCGTTTTTCGTATCCACTTAAAATGTCTGCTGTCTTTTTCTTTTCTATCATATTGAGAAAAGCATTTTTTGCGTCTGCGTTTAAGTCGCTTGACATTTTATAGATTTTTGAAAAGCTTTTTGGGTCTCTCGCAACTGCATCGGCAATTATATCTGCCCCTTTAGCGTCGTTACCAAGAGCAGTTAAAAATAGATCCATTTCTCGCTCTCTTGTTCCCTCGCCCTTTATCATATCTCTTGTTATTTTTTGGGCTGGAGCTAAGATATTATCGTTTACGTAGTTAATGCCTTTTTGTATCTTTTCATTGCCAACTTTTGGTAAAGCATAAGCTTGGTCGTCGTTTAGTAAAGTCTTATAAAGGTCATCACCAAGTGCATTTTTAGATAAATTTTGAGCTGCTGCTGCGTTAGCCTCTCCGCCTAATTTATCCATTATTGCTTTTTCAGCCCCACCAATATTGTCATTTATCACATATCTTGCAATAGGCTTTACAACTGATAGGTCAGAGGCTGTTTTTGCCCCTTTTTTTAGCGCTTCTTTAACTGCTGGCGATGCCATTGCTGCTAGTGGAGCTGAGACTAAAGCATCATCGCTTGCGCCACGCAAAGCGTGTTTTAAATAATCATCAGTGGTTATGCTATCATCGCCTAAAATTCTTTTATCGGCAAAAACGTCCATTGCAGCACCAATACCAGATGCTCCAGCTGTACCAAGAGCAGCAGTTACCGCCTTTTGTGCTGCACTTAGTTTTTTATTTGGCAAAAGATTAGACGCTAGAGTTATTGCCCCCATAGGCACGCCCATTTCGTTTAAATAGGTTGAGACACTATCGCCGATACCTGGCTCATCTACTGGGATAAAATTATCTCCTTTTTGTAAATAATACTTGCCATTAGCCTCTCTTACGTCATCATAATTATTCTTTTTCGCCCAGTTGTAGAGCAAATTTTCAGTTCTTTCTTTTACTGCTTGATCTTTACTTTCGTCACCTGCAAGCTGTGAGATAATGTTTCTATCATCGCTTGCGTGTTTTGCTCTTGCTAGCGCTTCAGTAGCTTTTTTTGCTTCTAATTCTTTGCCAGTAGCTCCGTCATAATGAGAATATTCAAGCATTCCACCTAACTCTTTACCTACCCCTTTTATGACATTTATTGGAGAGATTTTATCCGCAAACTCACCAACTTTGTCATACCATGTCTTTTCTTTTGGTGTAGCATCTACTGCTTTACTCATATCAGGAGCAGGCGGCGCATAAGTTGGCGCGCTATTTGCTGTTGGTTGCGTGCCTAATAAATTATCAGGTATCTCGACCTCTTTCATGCCGCTAGGTATTTTTACCCAGTTGCCGCCTATTTGCATTTCACTTTTATTTTCAGGTATTTTTATCCAAGCCATTTTTATTTTCCTATCTAAAACTTATGCCAAGTGCGTCAGCATCTACATAGTTTTTTTGTGTATTGTTTCTCTCACTCTTCAAACTTCGCCCCTCTTGTGGCGTTTGTGGTGCTTGCGGTTTGCTTTTATCTATACGTTTGCCACTTGCATCAAATTCTCTAAATTTAGGGTCGAAAAAGCCATTATCAAAATAATACCGATATTTTTGTGCCGCTGCTTTTTCAATATCCTCTGTATCTATTCCACTATCCTTTAACGCTTGTATCTTGTTTGTGATCTGTGATAGCAGCCTATTTATTGAGCTGTCACTCTTTACTCTATAACTTGTATCAGTCCAAGAGTTAGTGCTTGGCAAGACCTCCATTAAGTCTTGATATTGTTGGTTTGATATTTTCCCTGAGCCCACCAAATCTTTTGCCGCTTGCCTTATAAATCCTAAATCGTTTTTAAATTTTTCCGTTTTTGGGTCTTGCATATTAAACACTTTAGCTACAGAGTGACCTAAGTTTTGTATAGCCCCTTGCTCGCCACCAGTAAAGTTATTTTTTAAATTTACTAATTGATCGAGCAGGCTAAAATTCCCTGCTATCTCGTCTCTCTCTTTTTGTGTTGGCTGCTTTTTCTTTATCGCAATATTTGCATTTAGCCCTGCGTTATCGCCAAGCAAGGCGCTTACTCCATTTTTTGGATTATTGATATTTAAAATCACCTTTTTGTATCTAGTTTGCTCTTGTGGGCTTTGATCTTTTATGCTATCAGGCAAAGTAAATCCTGCTGCGTCAAAGGCTAAATTTGCCGCTAGGCTATCATCATTTAGCCCACTATTATATTTTTGCACGTCAAAATTAAGTCTATTTGCGTTTGTGTTTGCGTTTTGCAAAGCAACATTTGCCATCAAATTATTATATGCGGCATCATTTTGATATTTTTTTGCTTTTAGCCCAAGCTCTTGACCTTTTAGCCCAAGCTCATCACGCTTGAAACCTTGATTTATGGTGTTATTGTTTGCTGTTTCAGTTTCGGTTGATATATTATGGCGTATGTTTTCGTTTAGCCTATCTATATTATTTTGCTCGTTTGCTAAATTTGATCTATTCTCCTCTGCTAGCCTTTGTTTTGTGAAGTTGTTTCTTACGCTATCTTGGTAAATGTCCCATAATGCTCTACCAGTTGCACCCACTGCGTCTATTGTGTTGGTGTTGTAGTTGAAATCTACTTTGTTTGGGTTAAAATACGGCATTTTTGCTCCTTTTTGTGAGGCTTATTAATTTAAGCCTCATCCTCTTGTTGTTTATGAAAGTTTGATGCGTTCCAAGCATTGACTAAATTTTGATTTGCTTGATTTTCTCTTTGTAATTGCCTTTGTGAAAGCATCTTGTTAAAGTCGTAAGCATCTTTATTTAGTTTAAACGCTTGTTTTGCTACTTTGTTTTGGTTATAAGCGCTCCATAACGCGCCACCAGTTCCTAAAGCTGTTAGCCAGTTAGGCACGCCTCCAGCGTCACCGCCACCAAGCCAACTTAAAAAGCCACCACCATTTTTGCCAGCCCCTTGTGTTATATTGCTTCCGCCCCAATCCCAACTCATTTTTTACTCCTTATAATCCTGCTAATTTCAAAAGCTCTGCGCCATATTCCACATCGCTCACATTTTCGCCTTTTTTGGCTCTATCAAACGCCGACAACTCACTGCTTGCATTTGAGCCGCTTAAAATTTCGTCTGGCTTCTCTTTGCTTTTTGCTACATTGATCATTCCCATTGCTACTGCTTTCCAACCTACATAGTTTTCGCCTAGTAGATCACTCATGCCGTGAGCTTTTGCAAACTCTGCTAAATCATCAGGGCGTATTGTTGGGTAGTCTTTTTTAAACTCTGCTAGGTTTTTGTCAAAGACTGCTTGGCGTCTTGCTTCTTCTGCTTGCGCTGCTTGAGCTTGCGAGATTTGATCCATTTGAGCTTTTAAGGCGTCAAGATTTCCAAGACCTAAACTATCAAGTAGTGCTTGTTTTTCAGGGGCAAGCTGTGGCTGTGCTGGCTCTTGCGGTTGCTCTTTTGCTGCTAACGCTTCAGCCATTGCTTGCTTGATAGCCTCGATATTAAGCTCCTCTTTTTTTGGCTCTTCTGCTACTATTGGTTGCTCTGCTGGCTGTTCTTGTGGTTCTTGCGCCACTTCGTTTGTTTCAGGCTCTACCTGCTCGTCACCATTTACGATACTTACTAATTCATTTAATGCTTCTTGCTCTGTCATTTATTACTCCTCTTTGTAATTTTCAAAAAAACTTAAAAGGCTTTCGAGTGTTTTCATATTCTCGATCGCCCTTAACCTTATTTCATCGCTGTTCTTTTCATTTTGGCTAGCGGTCACACTTGCCGCATAAAGCCCTAATAGATACTCTGAAAAACCCCTAAACGCTTGGCATTGCGTCAGCTGGTAAAGCTCCTGCTTCTGCGTCAAGGCTTGCCACGCTTGGCAAAATAGCCTGTGGCTTAAGTTGTTTAGCAAGTTCGCTCTCCTTTCCGATAAAATTCTCTGGGTCTTTTATGCCATATAGTGGCAATAGCTCTAATAGGATTTTCTCGTTTGCTTCTTTCATCCTATTTGCACCCTCGCCGTCTTGCAGTTGCAAGCACATGCCAAATTGAGCTGCTATTACTTGGCTAGCGTCCATTAAGCTTTTCTTTTGCACCTCTTTATTTAGTGCGCCTATACCAGTGTTTAGGTTGATGTTAAAGCTCGGTATTTCACCGCGGTTAAACCCTGCAAAAAATAATGGATCACCATATTTCCAAACAAGAAATGCAAGGCGTTCAAATATAGGCTCAAAAAAGGTCTCATTGTAGGTTCTTATATACCCTTGAAGCCTTACGCTCCCCTCATTTGCCATAATTGACGCCATTGTCGCTGTTTCTTGCCTAGTTGTTGGTGCTCCATTTTGTTGAGGACTTACTCCGCTAACTTCGCTCATCTCTTGTTCGATCACTTGAAGCGTAGCCATTGAAGCGTTGATGTCGCCAGGCGGTACTATCTTGATGTCTGCTGGGCTATCAGTAAAAATCGCACCACTTGGGCGCTCTAAATCAGCCCTTGATATACTTGCACTTCGGTTGAAAATGATCTTTGGCGTTGCTTGGTTTCTTGTTACGTCTGTGATTGAGTTTCTAATAGCATTTAGCTCGTCTTGCAACGGCAAAAGCGAAGCAAGAGCAGGCTCGCCATAAGCACAAACAAAAGTTTGATCAGTATTGCGTTTTGTTTGTGGCAGCATATAGCCAAAAATAAATGGCTGTCCGTCTTTTAGTTCTACTTTATCTCTTAGTAGTTCGCTATTGTAAAGCGTGCTAACGCTCCATTTCTCATCGTTTAGTTCGTATATCTCATTTAGACAAATTCTCTCATAAGGTCTATTCTCACTTAGATCAATTTGCTTAAATGTTTTATTTTTGATTAGCTTTTTGATGTCGTTTGTTGTAAGGTAAATTCTGTGCACGATATAGCGGATGTCGTCTGTATTTTTGGCATCAGGATCAAAATAGATGTCGTTTATATCCACTTCCTCTATCTTTGCTTCATCTTTTCCCCAAAACACTTTTACCACCGAGCTTGCCGAGAAAGCAGCTTTTAAAAAGATGGGCGAAAAAATCTTATACAAATTTATCTTGTCGCAATAGAAATTTAGTGCCTCTTGCCACTTATCGATCACATCATGCGTTGAGTTTATGTATGGCTCTAGCTTTGCAAATGTGTCATTGTTGAAGTATGTTTCGGTTAGGCCGTCATATATTCTTTTTGCTTTTGAATTTAGCTTTGGTATGTAGTTTTTACTCTTATTCCGCTCTTTAAGGCTGTTGTATTGCTCGCTTTCAAGCACCAATAAATACGCATCATTTAGCTTGTCAAAAAATGGTTTATACTCCGCATAGCCATTGTATGCTGTTTGCACTAGCTCCTCGAGGTAGCTTATTCTCTCATCGTTCGTCATTTTCGTGTCCTAATCTATAAATTGTTCTTGTGCTGACATTTGCTAGCTCGCTCACTCTTTTTTTGCTAAGCCCTTTTTGTTTTAGAGCCGTTGCAAGTTTTACCCTTGCTTGCTTTGTAGGGATAAATTTTGCCCCTTTTAGCCACTC